GGTTATCCAGTGTGTCCCCGGGGATACGTTGGTTCAGGTCCCTTCACTGCGTGCGGTGATGCGGCGCTGGTACGAGGGCCAGATGGTGACGATCAGCTTGGCCAGAGGTGACCAGCTCACCATCACCCCGAACCACCCGGTATTGCGGGTTGACGGGCAATGGGTTCCGGCCGGCCAGCTCGTAGAAGGTGACTACTGCGTTCGCGCCGGTTTCGGTAGGAAGTTTGCGGGACAACCAGACGTAGATCACCCACCAGCCAAGATCAGCGAGTTCTACCGTTCGGCGCGCTTGGTGTCCATGGCGCAACGGATATCCCTCTCCCCACCAGACCTCCACGGCGACCGGCCACGTGGCGATATCGAGGTTGTACCCGTATACGGGGAGCTGGCGCTCTACAGTGAGCCCGCGAGCGATCAGGAAGTTCGCCAGTTCGGACTCTCCCTTGCCCGTACGGCGCGAATGGGTTTTGGCGGTGCTGACCATGGCGCTATCCCGCAAGGCTTGGCGCGGACTGAAGTCAATCGACTTCTGGCGTCGGGCAGCGTTGGCAGCCAAGGCGGTAGCACGCCGTTGCTCAGGGGTGGCGCGTTTTGCTCGGAGCCAGTTGGCTTCGCTGGCGGAGCGGATAGGAAGATTCAGCTCATTGAGTCGGCGCGTGATGACTTGACGACTGACATTGAAGGCTCGCGCCATGGCCAGGACACTTTCCCCCGCGTGGTAGCGCCGAGCAAGATCGTCAAGATTGATCGACACTCGTTTATAGGTCATGTGTACAACCTTGACACTGGTCAGGGATGGTACATCTCAGAGACCATTGTAACCCGAAATTGCCGATGCACGATGCTCCTGGTTGAGCCGGGAGAGACCACCGACATGAGCAACCGCCAGTTTCTCGGCGGGGCGTAGTCTGGACTGACCAAGGAGGTTAGCGATCATGGGTACCAGGTTCCGGGCGATGCTCGCCCCGATCGGCGTGAGCACCGGGGACGGGCGCCGGTTCGCTCCCGGTTCGATCACCGCCGCCCCCACCCCGTTCCCGTTCGAGTGGGTCAGGGAGCGGGACATCGGCCACTATGGCGCGGTAACCATCGGGGCGGTTCACGCGGTGGAGATCACCAATGAGGCCATCTGGGTCGAGGGGGAGTTCTTCGATGACGTGGACCGGGAGGAAATGCCGCGCCTGGCCGAAGACGTGGCCGAGGCCATGAAGCTGATCGGTGAGGGGGTCCTGGGTCCCAGCGTGGACCTGGACGAGTTTGAGGGCATCCCCGTACGAGAGGGCTCGGATGCCGAGCTGGAGCCCGAGGACTGGGACGACCCGGACCTGAAGGTGGAGCTTCTGATCACCGAGGGCCGAGTCCGGGCCGCCACGCTGGTGAGCATCCCCGCGTACGTGGAGACCGTCCGGCCGTTGACCTTGCTGGACCCGGATGAGGACGAGTTCGCCACCCGGGCCGCCGCCAAGCTGGCCGCTGAGACCGGAACCGAGCCCGAGCCTACCGAGACCACCCCCCGGATCACCCTGGAACAACGGGCCGCGCTGGTGGCCTCGATGGCGCTGCCGGAACCGACCGCCTTCGACTCCCCCGGGCTGGAGGGTCCCACCCCGGTGACCGTGGACTGGGAGACCGGCCGGATCTTCGGTCACATCGCCACGTGGGGGACCTGTCACGCTGGGTTCTCGGACGTGTGCATTACCGCCCCGAAGAACCCGCGCGGGGATGGGGAGTACTCCTGGTTCCACCGGTTCCCGGTGGACACCTCGGAGGGGACCGTCTGGGCCGGCCGGCTGACCGCCGGGGGGCGCCACCCGGGCCTGAGCTTGACCGCCTCGGCCACCATGGGCGCTTATGACGGGAAGACCGTGGCTGCGTACGTGCGGGCCGGGGAAGACGATCACGGGATCTGGATCTCCGGAACGGTGGCGCCGGACCTGGACGAGAAGACCAAGCGGGTCCTGTCGCGCCGGAAGGTCTCCGGGGACTGGCGGGAAACCTCGGACGGGCTGAGCCTGGTGGAGTTGCTGGCCCTGTCGCCTGGCCCCCGGCTCCACTCCGAGCCCGGGTTCCCGGTGGCCACGCACTCCCGCAATGGGCGCCAGGTGGCGCTCACGGCCGCGCTCGGGCCGTCCCCGGATGGTGAGCCGCGCCGGGAGCTGTTCGCCCAGATCAGCGCCGAGGTGGCTGCTCAGTTGCGCGCCGAGCGGGCCGCCGAGGAGGAGCGCCAGGCCCGGCGCGCCGAGCTGGCCGCCGCGCTGGAGTCCGACCGTGCCGACCGGGCCGCCCCGGTGCGTGCCGAGTTGGCCGAGCTTCTGGAGGGCTGACCGGTGGCCTGTGGCTGCAAAAACAAGCGGGAGAAGTTCACGGTCCAGCTTCCGGGGGGATTGAAGATCCAGAAGACCTCCGAGGCTGCCGCCGTGGCGTTCGCTGCCAAGCATCCGGGCGCTAAGGTGATCAAGGGCTGAAGCGGGGGGGCCTGGCCCCGGACCGGAGTCCGGGGCCAGGGGTGGAGTCGATCAGGCCACGTACAGCTCTCGTACGGCGCTCGGGACGTGCCGGGCCAGCGGGGCCGCCGCCATCACCCGGTGGTTGCCGGTCCGGCTGACCTCCACCCGGTAGGCCAAGCCCGAGTCATCCATGACCACCCAGAAGGCCACCGCCTTCAGTGCGTCATCCCGGTTGGTCCGGAAGAACGCCTTACCCTGGCGCCGGGCCTCGAACAGCCCGATGACCTTACCGCCGGCCGCCAGGTAGTCCCCGAAGCCCGCGATGTCCGCCGGGTACTCCTTGACGTTGCCCGCCACCTGGACCTTGATCGTGGCCTCCATCGGGGCCACCCCCTTCCGGGTTGTGGGGCCGGCCGTTCCGGCCCCGGCAATGACTACTTTACAGGCATGACGGTTAAGTGTCAAGCCCGAGGAGGTGAGTTACTTCAAAGGCATGAGGAAGGCCCCCGGTCAGGGGACCAGGGGCCTTCGAGGGGGAGGGATCAAGCGAACGGATCGGGTTCCGGGGCTGGGAACAGATCGAACGGGTCCGCCACCTGGGAGGCCAGGGCCGGCCGGTCCGAGCGCCGGGCCTCGGCCTCCTTGCGGTTGGTCTCGATGACCTGGCGCTGGGTCGGGGTTAGCGGTGGGGCCGGCTTGCGGCGGTGGTGGTGCATCTCCAGCGGTCCCCGAGCCCTGCCGGTTGCTGTCAACTTCGTCAAGTGCGTCATGCCCACAACTATACAGGCATGACGGGGAAGTGTCAAGACCGAGCACGTGAAAGGCCCCCGGGATCTCCCGGGGGCCTTTCCTGGGCTGATCAGAGCTTGCCCGCGCAGACCGGACCCATCATCCGGTCGATGCTGTCCTCTGCGGTGAGAACCCGTCCGCACCGGCAACAGGTCCGGTACAGCGCTCCCCACTCTTTGGCCTGTTTCCGGGTCATCCGGTGTTCAGGCCGGAGCTTGCGGACCATGCCGGGTGCGTAGACGAACTCGGCGCGCTGGCCCGGATCGTTGGGAACCAGCCGCTTGGCGTACTGGTTACCGCTCCCGTGGACCGCGTGCTGGACCTTGAAAATCACCCCATCCAGGACGTACATACCGTCCTCGATCCCGACCGCCGGCTGGGCCTTCCGAAGCTCGGAGACCTTAGCGATCAGGCGATCGATCCACCGGCTGATGTTGCCTTCCCGCCCGGGTGTCCACAGGTTGTGGACATCCATGTGGGCGGTGTACTCACCGGCAGCCTCGGCCAGGGCAGCGTCCAGGCCCTGAAGCTCGTTGGTCAGCTTCTCGATCAAGGCCCGCTGTTTTGGGCTCGGGGTGATCTTCGGCTCATCGGTGTCCGGAACCAGGTCCAGAAGGTCATCGTTGCTGGTCCGAGCCTCAATGGTGTCGATCATCGCTCTTGATCCTTCCCTCTGTGGAGTTTTCAACTTGCCCTTGCGCCCACTACTTTACAGGCGTGGCGGTTAAGTGTCAAGCCCGGGGGCTGGTTTGTGTCCCACGTCACAGCCATGACGTTTAAGTGTCATGATCCGGGGCGCCCGGTGCGAGATGTCCGTGTGTGCGCTACGCTGGCGCTCAGACGTACCGGTGACTGGTCTTGGCCCGGCCGGGCGTGCTGAGCGCAGAGGACAACCTCAGATGTACACCTTCCCGTTCGAGGTGCCGGCCGATCTGACCGCCGTCACTGACGAGGCGCTGGCGGAGCTATCGACGCGAGTGCGCGAGCACGCCCAGACCCTCCTCAACGAAGACAACGTCGACCCGGACGCCCTGGTGGCCACCCGGGACCTGTTCAACTCCGTGACCGCCGAGACCAACCGGCGCGCGTTGGCTTCCAGCGCACGCGGTGACCTGACCGCCGCTCTGGACACCCCGCCCGCTCCGGCTCCCGAGCCCGCTCCGGCTTCCGAGCCCGCTCCGGCCGACCCGGCGCCGGCTTCGGTGACCGCCAGCACTGGCGCAACCACCACGCTGGACACCCCGCCGGCCGAGGCGACTCCGGCTTCGGTCATCATGACCACCGCCAGCGATGTCCCCGGGTTCAACTCCGGGATGGAGCTGGAGACCTTCGACCAGGCCGCCGAGGCCATCTCGAACCGTCTCGACACCTACAGCCAGGGCAGTGGCGCCAAGGGGCGCCAGACCGCCGCGCGCAAGGTGGGTAAGAACCGGTTCATCACCCGACCGGGTACCAGCGCGGTCCGGCACGGTGCCGTGATGTTCCGCCGGGAGTTCCCCGAAGACCTCCGTATCCGGGAAGGCGCGTCCAACCCGCTGGCGGTCCTGGACCACGCGGCCAGTGAGCGCCGGCTTCCGGGTGGCTCCCTGGTGGAGTCGGCCCGGCGCCAGGTGGAGGCCGGGAAGTCCCTGACCGCCGCTGTGGGATGGTGCGCTCCCTCCGAGGTCATCTACGACCTGTGTGAGCTGGAGACCGTGGACGGCATCCTGGACCTCCCTGAGGTCCAGGCCGCGCGTGGCGGGTTCCAGATCCCCTCCGGGGGTGGCCCCGACTTCTCGGTGATCTGGGACGGCATCGGCAACGAGGGGGACGTGACCCTCACCGAGTACGACATCGAGAACGGTACCGAGAAGGTCTGTCTGGAGGTCCCCTGTCCCGAGTTCGAGGATGTCCGGCTCGGCGTGGCGTATGCCTGCTTGACCGGCTCCCTCCTCCAGCGTCGGGGATACCCTGAGGTGATCCAGCGGTTCGCCCGGGGGACCATGGTGGCCCTGGCCCACAAGATCAACGAAGCCGTGATCTCCCAGATCGTGGCCGCCAGCACGGGCGCCACGGTGATCCCAACCGTTCCCGGCAACGATGACGATGCGTCGCGCATCCTGTCCGCCGTGGAGCTGGCCATCGAAGACACCAAGTACCGGAACCGGATGGCTCGGGCCGCCACGCTGGAGGTTGTCCTTCCCGCGTGGACCCTGGCCGTGATCCGGGCCTCCCTGGCGCGCCGGACCGGGGTCCCGAGCTGGGCCGTCACCGACGCCCAGATCCTGGAGGCGTTCGCGGTCCGCAAGGCCGTTCCGCGCTTCGTCTACGACTGGCAGGACGCTTTCTCGGGCCTGGTGGGCGGTCCGGGTGGGGACACCCCGATCACCGCCTTCCCGGATGACCTCCAGTTCCTGGTCTACCCGGCCGGGACCTGGACCAAGGCGGTCCGGGACGTGGTGAACCTGGACACCATCTACGACAACGCCCTTCTCACCCAGAACCAGTACACCGCGCTGTTCGCGGAGGACGGGTTCGCCACGCTCCAGATGTGCCCGGACTCCCGGCTGTACCAGGTGGCCGTGGACCCGGCCGACGTGGCCGCGTGCTGCGCTGGCGGGGTCAGCTAAGGCCCGGACAGGACAGTGACCGAGCGCAACGACAGGAAGGGGTGAGCGGGCCGTGGGTATCAACCCTGGTCAGTTGATCAACGGGCCGGAGCCGATCCGGCGCCGGTACGGCCTGTTCACCGCCGCCTCGGGGCCGGTGGACATCCCCCTCCCCCACGGACGTGGGGGAGGGGTGAGGTTCATCCCGGTCACGTGCGGGGTGGCCCATCCATACCCGATCGGGTGCTACTCCGGTGAGGTGGAGGTCCCCGAGGAGGGCAAGCCTGCCGATCCTTCGGACATGGAGTTTGAGTCCGGGGTTTTCTCCGTGATCGCTTCGGAGGAGTGCGGCTCGGTGGGCTTCACCGCCCCCGAGTTCGAGGCCAAAGTTCGGCGCCGGCTGGACAACGGGGAACAGGGGGCCGCTGAGCTGGCCCTGTGGACCGGCCAGGACGAGAACGGGAACTCTCTGGACATCCCCCACCTGGCCGAGACCACTAACACTGTAGCTGTGTCGGACCCGCTGGAGATCCAGGCCGTGGTGGCCGCGCTGGAGGATTGGGCCTACCGGGTCCAGGGCTACGGGCACGCGGCCTATATTCACGCCCCGGTGGCCGCCGCCGCCTGGGCGGGAGAGGCCGGTCTGGTCCGCCAGGAGGGGCCGCTGAAGGTCACCCCGTACGGATCGATCTGGGTCTTCGGTGGCGGGTATCCCGGCACCGGGGCCGCCGGGGCCGCGCCCCCGACCGGGGGCTTGTACCTCCACGTGACCGGTCAGGTCCAGGTCTGGCGCGCTCCGGAACCGTTCGTGTATCCGGCCAACCAGACCATGAACCGGGTCACGAACCAGCACCTACTCATCGCCGAGCGTGAGTACGCGATCAGTTTCGACTGTGTGAACGGCCGTGCGCTGTTCGATCCCCTGGGAGGGGTGTCCTAAATGGCCAACCTGCTATGTGCTAAGCCTCTTCAGGGGGAAACCCTCCGGGTGACTCGCCTGGACGAGTGCGGTCATCCTGAGTTCGGAGAGTGCGCGTTCGGAGTCTCGGACGGATATGTTCAGGCCGTGCTCACGCCGAACACCGAGGAGGGGGAACGGTTCCTCCAGCGCAACGCCGCTGGCCGCGCGCTGGTGAACCAGCGTTCCCGCCCCATCCTGAACTGGTACGACGTATCGATCCAGTTCCAGGAGGTGGACCCCGAGCTGTTCACCATCCTGACCGGGCTCCAGCCCTACGAGGATGACCAGGGAAACGTCATCGGCTTCCCGGTCACCGAGGAGCACTACGCTACGGCGAACTTCGCGCTGGAGCTGTGGATGGGCAACGCCGAGGAGGAGTGTCCGCCGGAAAGTGAACCACTCCCCTACTTCGGGTACAACCTCCTGCCCTGGGTGGTGGAAGGCGCGCTCGGAGAGAACATCACCATTGCCAACCAATTGATCACGTTCACCGTGATGGGCCGGACCCGCAAGGGAACCCCGTGGGGGACTGGACCGTACGACGTGGTTCGGGACATGAACGGGGACCCGTCCCCGCTGTTCTCGGCTATCCCGACCGATACCCACCACCTCCCGATCTGGACGCAACTTGCGCCCCCGGAGCCCGAGTGTGGTTGCTATTCGCTAAGTTCATAAACTGAGTGGCGAGCATCCGACCCAGATAGCGCGTCGATCGAGCTAAGCCAGCGGACACAGGCCCGGCAGGGGGAAGCTCCCGCCGGGCCTGTGCCGTACCCTGGGGGCCAGGAGGTGAGGCCCGATGCCGGCCCCTTGTAATTGGGACATCGACCCGGCCGAGCTGGGAGTGTGTCCGAGCTGGGCTGACCTCCCCGAGCCGGTCCAGGCCGCCGCGCTGGAGCTGGCCATCACATTCCTGTGGGCCAACACCGGGCGCCAGTACGGGCCGTGCCCGGTCACGGTCCGGCCGGCCCAGGACCACTACGAAGATCCCGCGTACCGGGCGTACCCGGTCTGGCCGGGCCAGGACCCGGCCGTCACCGCCCCCATGCCGTTCCTGTCCGGGGGGGTCTGGCGCAACTGTGGGTGTGGCGCGCGCTGTTGCTGCCGGCCGGAATGCGCCGTGATCCTCCGGGGACCGGTCGCCTCGGTGACCGAGGTCTTGGTCAACGGCCAGGAGGTAAGCCCGGACGCCTACCGGGTGGACGTGACCCAGGGAACGTACTGGCTGGTCCGGCTGGACGGGGTCTGTTGGCCCACGTGCCAGGACTTCCAGGCCGCCGAGGATGCCGCCGAAGCGTTCGTGGTCAGCTACGAACGGGGCCGGGAGATTCCCCAGGCCCTGGCCGTGGCCGCTGCCATCCTGGCGTGTGAGTACGCCAAGGGGTTGACCGGGGGGAACTGCCGGTTGCCGGCCAAGATGACCCGGCTCTCCCGCCAGGGGGTGGAGGTGGAGGTGGAGCCCGCCAGTCCGGACGAGGGCCTGACCGGGATCACCGAGGTGGACGCCGTGGTCCGGGCGCTGAACCCATCCCGGCGCACTCGGCCCCCAGTGCTGTTGAGCCTGGACCTTCCCGAGTCGTGCGACCGGGTAACCGTGGTTGGGCCTGGGGGGTCCTGATGCCGATTTCTGACCCGCTGGTCATGCCGTTGGCCCGGGAACTCCTGGACTGTCTGGAGATCGAGGTGGCCAAGGTGGCTGATCCACCGGCCCACGTGGCGCTCCGGCCCGGGACCGTGGTGGACCACCTGATATCGCTCAATGACGATGAATGCTGTGAAGGGCTGGCCTGGGTTCGCCCGGCCGGGTTCTACCCCAGCTCCTCCACCTTCCCGGCCCAGGATGAGGTCCCGCTGAAGACTGGCATCCGGGCCTGGGCCGTGACGCTGGAGATGGGTGTGGTCCGGTGCGCTCCCACCCCGGGACCGAGCGGTATCCCGAGTTCGGCCCAGTGGGACGCCGTTACCCAGGCCGTGATGGATGATGCCGCCGCCATGCGTCGGGCGCTGTGTTGCTTCATCGACGCGAAACAGTTGCGCCGGGGCCGGACACTGGGGGGCCTGTGGCAACCTCTGTCGGTCCAAGGTGGGTGTGTGGGTGGGGTGCTCCCGATGACCACGCTCGGGCCTGCCTGTGACTGTCCGGACGCTGGGGAGAACGGCTCCAGCTAGGCTGGCCTCATGGCTAGGGCGAGCTTGAACCTCGATCAGGCTGCGCTTCACCGAGTAGGCATGGAGCGCGCCAGGATGCTGGTCAACAAGGTCACCCGGCAGACCTTCAACCGGTCAGCAGTCTTGTGTCCCGTGGATACCGGGCTCCTTCGGGCCTCGGGCACGATGCGGATGGGGGCCGGGTTCGGATCGATGGTGAAGGGTCAGGTGGAATACACCGCTGACTATGCCGCCGCTGTCCACAACGGCACCCGGCCGCGCGTCATCGTGCCTCGGCGTGGCCGGTATCTGCGCTTCCAGGTGGGAGGCCGCACGGTCTACGCGCGCCGAGTCAACCACCCCGGTACGCCAGCGCGCCCGTACCTGGCCACCGCGCTGGTTGAGGTGGCCGGCCGCGCCGGGTTCACCGTGTCCATCGGCTGAGATGGCACCTCACCCGGTGGTACCGTGGCATCGTGACCGAACAAGAGATCGTCGATCAGGACCAGCCGATGGTGGAGGAGATCGAGTTTCAGGGTCGGACCCTGAAGATCCGGGCTCCCAAGCCGGAACAGGTCCTCATCTGGCAACGGACCATGAAGCACCTGGAGGCCGCCAACCTGCCCGACTGGACCGGGGAACAGGTCCTCGCCGCGCTGGAGCGCGCCCGGATGATCATCGACTCCCTTCTGTACGACCCGGCCGATATCTCCTGGCTCGATGACGAGATGCTGGCCGGTCGGGTGGACCTGAAGGAAGCCTCGGGGATCATCATCGAGGCCATGAAGCGGATGACCGGCCAGGGCAACCGCGCCCAGCGCCGGGCCGCCGCCAAGAAGGCCCCCGCGCGCCGGAAGGCGCCGGAGAAGGCCGCCGCGCCGGCCAAGAAGACCAAAGAGTAGGCCGTGGACGTGGACCCGGCCGCTTCCATGCGGATCTGGGCCGTGGAGTTTGAGCTGGGAGGTCGGACCTTCGAGGTTCCGGCCCTCCCGGCCGCTGACTGGCTCTCGATGCTCATGAATGGGGACCCCCTGGACGTGCTGGACATGGGGGACCTCGGCGCGGTAGACGAGATGATCCTGGGCGAGGAGGTCACCTCCGAGGAGGTGGGTAAGGCCCTGACCCTAGTGATCGAGCAAGCCACCGGCCGGTCCTTCCACGCCTCCCTGACCCTGGCCCAGGTGGCCAAGCTGCAATGGCCGATCATCGGGGGAGACTTGGTGCGCCGAGGGATGCGCTTCGATCAGGTCCCGATCGGTGCCGCGCTGGACGCCATCCACGTGACCATCCTGGGCCTGTTGAAACCCGAGGCCGCCGAGAAGTTCCAGGCCCTCCTTGACAATGAAGTGTCACCCGGGGGGAAGGTCAAGCCCAACCGGGCCAAGGCCATGGCGGACTTCGAGGACATGGCCGGACCTAAGCCACCGCCTGCGAAAGCCACCGCCGGGCCGTCCGGAGGTGGACGCCCCAGAACTCGGACACGGCCCCGGCCGCTCCGCCAGGCCGCCCGGTAGCGCGCGCCCAGGCCGCTACCCGGGCCACCCGCTGGAAGTGGTCCTCCGGCCAGCTACGCGCGCCCCTGGGACGGGGCCGGGCCAACATCCGGTATTGGGTCTCCCCCTCCCCCTTCAGCGCGCTAGCGGCCACGTGGGCCACCTGGCGTAGGGGGAGCTGACCCATCACCGTGGATGTGATCGGCTGGTCTGCCCGAGCTTCGACGTTCAAGGCCACCAGCGCCGGCCGGCCGTGAGCCCAGGAGATCCGGACCCGGACTGTCCAGGGCCAGCTCGGATCATCGAGGACCACTTCATCTCCCAGGTTCGAGAGCTGGGCTCGGGACACGTCCATACGGCCATCGTACGCGAGATGCCACCTTACTTGGCCTGTCGGTGACATCTCGGGCGCCCGTACGCTGGTCAGCGTGAATGTTGGTTCCGCCAGGGTAGAGATCACCGGTGACGTATCGAGGTTCGCCGGTGAAGTAGCCCGTGAGCTGAACAGCATCCTGGCCGGGATGCGACTCCGGCCGGTTGAGGTGGATGGCGACTTCAAGCGGGCCGAGGACTCGGCCAGTGATGCCGCTGGCAGCATCGAGAAGGACTTCCAAGCCGGGGCCGATGGGTCTGAGGATGCCCTGGCCGGGGTGGACGAGGATTTCCAGGAGCCTCGACAGAACGCCAGCCAGGCCGCCGAGTCGATCGCCTCGGACTTCGAGAGTGCCGGTTCCCGGGCCAGTGCCGCGCTGGGCAGCGCCACGAAGTTCATGTTGGGGGCCATTGCTGGTGTAGCTGCCGCCGCCACCGCCGCCGCTGGCGCCATCGCGGCCATCTCCCTAACCCGAGGGTTCTCCCGACTGGCGGACATCGAGGATGCTGAAGCCAAGCTTCGGGGACTCGGCCATACCGGTGACGGTGTCCGCCTGATCATGGACAACGCCATGGAGGCCGTGGAAGGGACGATCCTCGGCTTCAACGACATGGCAGGGGTGGCAGCCTCGATCGTTGGCGCCGGTATCGAGCCGGGCCGGGAGCTGGAGCGGACCCTAAAGGCTATCGCCGATGCTGCCCAGATCGGCGGGGTGGACCTGGCCGAGATGGGGGACATCATCGGCCAGGTGGCCGTGGCCGGCCGGGCCTCGATGACCGAGATCAACCAGATGCAGACCCGAGGCATCCCGATCCTCTCCTGGCTGGCCGAACAGATGGGGGTCACTGCCGAGGAAGCCCGGGATATGGTCTCGGCTGGAGAGGTCTCGTTCCGGGACTTCCGTAAGGCCATTGAGGACAATATCGGTGGGGCCGCGCTGGAGGCCGCCGAGACCACCCGGGGCGCGTGGACCAACATGGTCTTCACGTTCACCCGGACCGGGGCTGCGCTGTTGTCCGGAGTCTTCCCCACCTTCAAGAAGATCTTCAACGGGATAGCTGAGGCTATGGCCCCGGTGGAGCAACTGGCTAACCAGATCGGGCCGGCCCTTGGTGCCGCTCTGGAAGCCTTCCGTGGTGGGGGAGGGCTTCAGGGGGCCATCGATGCCTTCCGGGAGTCCCTGGACCCGGAGGTCTTCAGCTCGGCTACCGGCGCCATCCGGGACATGGTGACCAACGGGTTTGCCTTCCTGCGTGACAACGCCGTGGATATCGTGGGGACCCTCCTGGAGATGAGGGGGGCTGTCTTCGACGCGCTACTAGGCGTGATCGAAAACATCGCCCAGGCGCTCCCCCAACTGATCCCCCAGGTAGTGGACGCCATCGTATCGATGGTGACCAACATAGTGAACACGCTGGTCAATGCCGCGCCGGCCATCCTCCAGGGGGCCATCTCGCTGGTAACCGGCCTGGTGGACGGGCTCCTGGCTTCCCTCCCCCTGGTCATCGATGGGGCGGTCTCGATCATCGAGACCATCCTGACCGTGTTGGTCCAGGCGCTTCCGGACCTCATCACCGCCGGGATTGACCTCCTGGTGGGCCTGGTGACCGGGATAATCTCGGCCCTCCCCCAGCTTCAGGCCGCCGTCCTCGGATTGATCCCGGTCATCATCCTGGCCGTGATCCAGATCATCCCCCAGCTTGCCATCATGGGGATTCAGCTCCTCCTCGCACTGATCGAGGGCTTCGTCCAGGCCATCCCGGACATGATTGATACCGTCCGTAACGAGGTCATCCCGGCCTTCATGGACGCCGTTCAGAACGAGTTTCCGGCCGCTCTCCAGCAAGGGGTGGATTTCCTTCAACAGTTCGTTGTCGGGATCGCTGAGTCCATCGAGGAGATCACTCGGGTAGTCACCGAGGAAGTGGTCCCAGCCTTTACCCAGATGCTGGAGGAGAACCCCGAGGTCATCGAGGCTGGTATCAACGTATTGATGACGTTGATTCAGGCATGGGTCGACAACATCGAGATGATCACGGCCTTCATCACTGAGACCATGATCCCCCTGATGACCACGGTCATCGAGGAGAACCTACCGGAGCTCATCGATGCTGGTATCCAGATTCTGGAGGCCGTGGTCCAGGGTCTGATTCAGGCCACGTCCCAGATCACACAGGCGATTGTAGGCCAGATCATCCCCGCGATGTTCCAGGCGCTCCTAACCGCGATCCCCGCGATGTACCGCGCGGGGGGCCAGCTCATAAGCGAGCTGGTCTCCTCCCTGTGGTCCACCTGGCGCACCAAGTCCGGGGAGAGCTTCGACCGGATCAAGAATGCCATCACCAACTTCTTCAGCAACGCCGGCCAATGGCTGGTAAACGCCGGGCGCCGGATCATCTCCGGGCTGATCGACGGCATCCGAGGCCGGTTCGATGATGTCCGGAACACGCTTGGGGACCTCACCTCGATGTTGCCGAGTTGGAAAGGCCCAGCCGAGGTAGACCGGCGCATCCTTCGAGACGCTGGACGCCAGGTGATGGAGGGCTTCCAGGCTGGTATCCAGGATGAGCGCGGCAACATCGAGCGCCTTCTACGTGGGATCACCACCGACATGGGCTCGATCGGTGCCTTCACCGGGCGGGTTCAGGGTGGTGACGGGGCCGCTTCCGGCGCGGTAAACGTGACCATAGCGCCCGGGGCCGTGGTGATTCAGGGCCAGGGCCGGGAGGCCGGAGAACAGGCCGCCGAGGCCATCCTGGAGCGCTTAGCGCAATCGGTTCTGGTGAGGTAGACCCATGGCCACCATAGAGAACGTGTACGTTCCACCTAAACGACCAAACAGGCGTTACTGCCGGAAGTGCCAGAACGAGAGGGGGCGAGGGCGATCAGCACGATAACGACGCTACGGCCCTCGGCCACCTCCTCGGGGGTGGGCTGGACGCCATCGACTGGAACCCTCCACGGGGTCACCTCGGACGACAGTGACGCCACCTACGCCGAGTGGAGCGGTTCCGGCTCAGCCATGATCCTGGCCACCTCCCCGGACGCCCCCCCGATGGGTGAACGGCGCCACTTGGTCCGCATCCGAGCCCGGGGGGAGGATGGCTCGGCCTGGTGGGCGGTCCGGTTGGCTACCGGCCAGGTGGTGGCCGGGGCCTCGGCATCGTTCGACAGTTCCCCTGAGACCGTGGCCGGTTCCTGGCAGGCTGGCGCGCCGGCTGATGGCTCTACCACCCTGTCCTGTTTCGTGGAGGGTCAGAGCACCGGGCTTCGGATCGTGGAGCTGTTCCTGGACGTGGACACCCGGGCCGCCCCCACCTTCACCCCCCAGATCCTGGACGGGTCGGGAACCCCTATCACCACGATCACGGACACCGTGACCCCTATCGCCCGGGTAAGCGCGCTGGACCTCGATGGCCTGCCCGCGCGCCAGTACCGGTACTGGGTTACCCAAGGGGGCGCCACCGTATGGGATACCGGGGTGGTCAGCGGTAACACGGTGGACCGCCAGGTGGACCCGCTGGAGAACGGGACTTACACCCTCCACATGCAAGTGTGGTCAACCCTCGGGGCCAACACTAGCAACCCTTCCGAGGTTGAGGAGCTGGAGTTCACCATGGCCGTGGGGGCGGTTCCCGCCCCTACCCCCCCTTCGGTCACCCCTGAGGAGCCCTTCTACCGGGTGGAGGTGTGCGCGCCGAACACGACGGGCTTCGACGACTACGTGGCGTGGCTCCAGCTCCAGCGGGTGGACTGCCCACATGGTGGGTACCTGGATCTGAACGGGCTGGACAACTCTTACGCTTCGACCCCCGATGCTGCCGTGCTGGACATCACGGGAGACCTGGAGGTGACCATCCGGGCTCGGCGTGACGATGGTTGGCGCCCCGAGGGGGGAGACCAAACCCTGATCTCGAAGTACCTCACCACCGGAGATCAGCGGTCCTGGCGACTGAGCTTGGACTGGGACGGGGCCGACAACGGAAGCGGGGCCGATGAGGCGCGCGCCGGCCGGCCGTTCCTGGCCTGGAGCCCGGACGGCACCCTGGCCAGTCTGGTGACCGCCTTCTGTGAAGAACGCGCGCCGATCAACCCTTTTGGGGAGGTCCACCTTCGAGCCTTCCTGGACGTGGACAACGGTTCGGGAAACTGGGAGGTGACCTTCGAGTCTCTGGACGGGGATGGCCAGTGGCAACCGATCGGGAGCCCGGTCATCGGGTCCGGGACCACCTCGATCCACTCCGGCAGTGCTGAGCTGGCGATCGGGGCCTATGCCGGGGGGACTGTGGGGAACTTCGAGGGCCGGATCTATGAGGCTCAGGTCCGTTCCGGGCGTTCCGGCCCGATCGTCGCCTCTCCCGACTTCACCAGCCACCCGGCCGGGACTGTTTCCTTCGATGACGATCAGTCCAACACCTGGACCGTAGGTTCGGCTGCCACCATCACCAGCTCCCAGCAAGCCACCACCTTGGCGATCCTCGGCCCGGTGGCGAGTGGCGAATGTGAGGAGTGGGTGGACTTCACCATCCCCCGTTCCGGGGTGGGCCGAACCTGTGACCACGATCCCGAACCGTGTTGCTCGTACTACCGGGCGCGCACCGTGGGCCGGGTGGACGGGTCCATTCTGGTCAGCGGATGGTCGGACGCCTTCAACCCTGGTATCCCCCGGGGTGTCGTGTTCATGTGGCCCGGTGAGGATGGCTCGATCCCCCGGGGCTGGAATCGAGTCACCGAGCTGGACGGGCGCTACACCAAGGGAATCCCGAACAGCATCACCCAGCCCGGGGCCACCGGGGGCAACTCCACCCACTCCCATTTGACCCCGGGCCACGCTCACAGCCTGGACCACTCCCACGAAACCTCGGACAACACCGGGACCGCTCAGGGCACGTTCCGGAGCAACGACGGGGTGGCGGGAACCCTGGCCTACCCCTCCAGCCACACCCATACCCGGCCGAGCACCGGGACCGCCTCGGTGAACAGCCAGTCCGCCTCCCCGGGAACCAGCTCGGTGGACAACGACCCGGCCCGCCTGGAGGTGATCTGGATCGGCTCCACCGGGAGCCCGCTCGGGGTGCCGGATGGCGCGCTCGCCTTGATGCCTGACATTTCACCGTCAAGTTGGGACACCTACGCTGACGCTACCAACCGGTTCCTGAAGGGGGCCGCCGCCGGTCAGAACGCCGGGACCACCGCCGCCAGCCAGATCGACTCCCACACCCACGGGATCAACTCCCACACCCACGGCGGGACCCCCCACTCCCACACCAGCGGGTTGACCGGGTTCACCTCGGGAACCCTGTCGTTCTTCGCTGGCCCCAACACCACCACCTGGACCAGCCAGCACCGACACGAGATCGACATCGGTAACGCCAACACGGCCAGCCTCCAGTCTGCCTCGGGCGGGACCTCGGGCTCCCAGAGTCCGAATGACCCCCCGTACCGCAACCTCCGGGTACGCCAGAACAACTCCGGCGCGGTGGACCTGCCTATCGGCCTGATCGCGGTATGGCGTGGCTCCCTGGACACCATCCCGGACGGCTGGGAGCTGTGCGACGGCAACAACGGCACTCCGGACCTGACCGGGCGCTACCCGCGCGGGGCCGAGACGGACATCGGGGACCCGGGCGGGGGCCTGGCCCCCCACAACCACACCAGCCCGAGCCACGACCACCCCAGCAACGGACACAGCCACTCCAGTACGATCGGGCCGAGCCTCGGCGCTACCGCTGATATCAGCTCCACCCAGACCGTGACCACGGTGGACGGAGATCACACTCACTCCAGCTTGAACACCGACTCGGAGAGCCCGACCGTAGGGCAGTCCAGCTCGGGAACCCTGACCGGGACCACCACCGAGCCACCGTTCGAGGAGGTGGCCTTTATCCAGCTCCAGACCAAGCCCGAGCCACCGCCTGAGCCCGAGACCTTCTGTCTGGAGTGGTCCGAGAATGAACACCTGATCCGGACCTACGGCCCCAACGGCCCGATGTACTTCGGGGTCTGGGGAATGTTCGAGTGGGGGGTGGAGAGGCCGTTCACCGCTGCCACCGGGGTGATGGGAAGCCGGTTTGTGAACTCGGCTCCCCCCGGAGGCCGGAACCTTCGGATGGTCACGGCTGTAGAGTCTGAGGCCGAACTGGCCGCGCTCCGGGCCGTGCTGGCTCGGCCGTTGGTCCTGATCTCCCCCTCGGACTCCACCGAGACCTGGGCCGCGCCAGTGGCCGAGTCGATCCGCGTGGTCAAGATCGGGCGCATCCGGGAAGTCCGGGCCGAGTTCATTGCTACCGGCCCGGAACCGGAGCCACAGGTTGCGGATGTAGGGGTATAGATGGCTGTCACTGATACGCTTCGGCCGATCTTCACCCGGAAGACGGGGGGAGGGACCGCCGTACCTTCGGGGACCTTGAACGAAGTGACCTCGGACAACAGCGATGCCACGTACATCGGTTTCCCCGAGGCCAACTCCGGGGACAACTGGAACCTTCGGGTTGCCTCCCACACCCCGCCGGCCAACCACCAGCGCCACCGGGTCCGGGGTCGAATCCGCATCCGGACCGATGCCGGATCGGCACTCGAAGCTGTCGACGTGGGTCGGGGGGAAGCGGACTGGATCGGGTTCAGCACCTTGATGGCCAATGACACTTTCGCCGAGCAGACCTCAGACTGGTTCCAGAACAGCGGCTACGGGCTGGCCACCGTTGGCGCGCTCACCGACTTGAACATCGGCGGGGGGTGGATGTTCGACCCTTCGGGAGGAGCCACCGAGCTACGGACCTCTGAGTGTTACGTGGACGTGGACTGTCGAGAGCGCCCGGTTTACTCGCCCGAGGTACGCGACGGCTCAGGAGCTGACCAGTCCGGCGGGACGATCACCGACACCAACCAGCCGACCCTCTACTTCGGCTCCCCGAGCTATGACGGGCTTCCCGCCAGGGACTGGTCCGTATCGGTATCGGGTAGCTCGGGGGAAGTCTTCAGCGCCAGCGGTTCCGGCACCCCGCCCGAGTCGGTGGCAGTGGATACCGGGCTCGATGACAACTCCTACACTGCCACCTTCACGGTCCGCTCCACCATCCGGGGAGGTGACGCCTTCCCACACGTTCAACAAATCAGTTTCAATATCAACATCACGGTTCCGCCCCCCTCCCCCCCGGTGCTCATGGTGGAGGAGATGTTCGGCGGGTACCGGATCGACTGGAGCAACCCCGGGGGCCAGGCTTGGGATGATAACTATGTGGTGGCCGAGGTCTGGCGCGACGATTGCGAGGGCTCCCACCGGATCGCGGTGATCCCGGACGGGTTGAACGGGTCGTACTTCGACCTGGCCATACCCCAGCTCGATCCCCGCCACTTCCGGGTCAACGGCCAGTGTGAGGTCCACGCCAAAGAATGCGACATCACTTACCGGGTGCGATACCACGGGTACGTCTCCACCTTCGTGGAGCTACCGGACACCATCCCGGCTGACCTGATCCTGGCTTGGCCGGGCTCGGTGGCCACCATCCCGTCCGGATGGTCCCGGGTAACCGCGCTGGACGGAGTGTTCCCGCGCGGGAACACAAGCTCGGGCACACCTACCGGCACCGGGGGCAGTGCCAGCCACTCCCACACCACCCCAGGACACAATCACTCGATCGGGTCGCACTCCCACAACGTGGGGGGGTCCACCGGGACCAGCAACGCCAGCACTACCAGCGCGCGGTTCGACGGCGCGTCTGAATCCCAGGCAGACCAGCCACACTCCCACTCCCGGCCCAGCTCTACCGGGTCACGCTCGGGCCGGAACAGCGGTAACAGCTCACCGGGAACCAGTTCGACCAACAACCTACCGCCCCAGCGAACCGTGATCTGGATTCAGAGTGACGGTGCCCAGTCCCAGTACCCGGTGGGTGTGCTCGGGTGGGCTACGGAGTCCGTAGGCGGTTGGACCGATGACGCCAACAGCGCCGGCCGGTTCCTTCGGGGTGCCAACTCTGGGTCAGGGGGTGGCTCGAACTCGGGAAGCTCCACCCACACCCACACCGTGAACAGCCACACCCACTCTGGTTTCAGCCACACCCACTCTCTCGGGAACACCGGGCTGAGCGTTCCGGTCGGTACTAATGCCGGGTTCGGGGTGTCCACCCCGCCATGGTTGCCACGCCACCGCCACCCGATGAGCGTGGGCTCCAGCTCTACGGGGTCCACCAGCAGCAACAGCGGGGGAACCACCGGATCGGCCAACCACGAACCGCCCAACCGCCGGCTACGGGTGCTCCGCAACACCGGGGGAGGAACCCAGACCCGGATCATCGGCCTGTACCTGGGCGCCATCTCCAGCCTGGACCCGCTTCTGAGCTGGTGTGACGGGACCAACGGCACGCCGGATATGCGGGACTGGTTCGCGCGGGACCGGGGCTCGAACTCGGTCAACTCCACCGGGGGCTCCACCAGCCACACCCACTCCACTCTGAGCCACACTCACTCGTTGTCCAGCCACAACCACTCCACCAACGTTCAGACCAGCAACACCAGTAGCTTCAACGCGCCCAGCTTTGGAGACCTCGGCCCGAGCCCGACTACCGGCCACACCCACTCCAGCAGGTCCACCTCCTCGGCCACTCCGAGCGTAGGGAGCCGGTCCAGCGGGACCACGAACAGCGTTAGCCACATGCCGCCGTGGCGCCGGGCGCACTTCGTCCGGCTGGACGGCACGATCAGCGGGGAGCCGCTCCCGGTCCCCGAGCTGAAAGTGACCGAGTTCGCCTCGATGACCGTCCCGGCCTTCACCTATGGTGACGGGCTAGACCGATTGGCCACGTTCACGGAGAAGATCGCGGTGGTGACCGACCGGACCAGCCAGTTCCCCCGGAGCCTGGTGGACTCGATCCCGCTGGACGGGGGCCTCCACACCGTGGCCACCACCCTGGCCGGAGAGGATCTGGTCCTGACCATCGGGGTGGAGGGTAAGCCAGCCATAGACAAGCTGGAGGAGGTCCTGAGTGCCGAGCGGGTCTACTACTCCCCGGTAGGCGGCACGCCGGGATGGTTCGCTCCAGGGAGTTGGCGCGTGATCGCGCCCACCCCAGGAGTGAAGGCCCTCCAAGTCACGATGGTCCGCCAGCCCTGGCCAGCCACCCCGAACCCTTCGGAGTTCCTGTAGCATGGAAGTTATGCGGGTAAGAGACCACACTGGAGCCAGATACGGCCGACTTACAGCAGTTCGGCCGACTGATCAACGAGACAACAAAGGTCAAGTTATATGGGAATGCGCGTGTGAATGCGGATCAATGATCCGAATAGCAGGCGCTCAACTAGGCAACCGTACTTCTTGTGGGTGTGCTAGAGGTGGGTCCACTCATGGTCTGTCAAAGCACCCGCTTTACACGGTTTGGTGCCAGATTCGATACCGCATCAACAATCCTAACGCACCAGCTTACAGATTGTACGGTGGCCGGGGTATTTCCTACTCCCCTAGATGGGATGACTTTAAGTTGTTCTTGTCTGATGTGGGTGAACGACCTGACAACCCCGAAGGGTGGACCTCCCGTAAGCCTTACTGGACGTTGGACCGGATTGATCCGGATGGCAACTACGAACCAGGAAATGTCCGATGGGCTACACCCTCTGAGCAGACCCGTAATCGGAGTAGGGTGGGTGCTTAATGGCCACGCCGTTCGATTCCGCGCGCCACCAGGCCGCGCTCTCCACCCCTACCGGGTACCGGCGCTGGAGCCGGATCACCTTCTTCCGAGGGGGTGTCTCCCGGGTGCTGGAGCCCATTTCGGGCAGCTTCACCCAGGACAACCGCCGAAATGGGTTCTGGGACGGCCGGCTGACCTTCGCTGGTGATGATGTGATGCCGCGCCGGCCCGGGGACCTGTTGACCCCGTTCGGGACCACGGTGGAGGTAGAACTGGGCCTCACCCTTCTTGACGGTTCACTGTCAAGTGTGGCATATGGGACGTACGTGGTTGCCTCCTCCAAGGCGCGCACGATGGCTGGGGAGCGGGTCACCGAGGTGGGCCTGGTGGATGTCTCGGACCTGGTGGAGCGCTACCGGTTCGAGTCCCCTTTGACCGTGGCCAGCGGGACCGACCTGGCCCAGATGGTCAACACTGTGGTGACCAACCGGTCCGGGTTCAACCCCCAGGTGAGCAACACCGGGACCACCCTGGGGGCCGCGCGGGTCTTCGGGCTCGATCCCGAAACCGGGCCGTGGTCCGAGGTCCAGGACGTTCTCAACGGGTTCAGTCGGCACGCCTGGTACGACCGGGTAGGGAAGATCCGGATCGGTGCGATCAACCCGGATGTGACCTCGGCCTACCCACTGGACCAGCTCACCAGCTTGTCCTCGGACTTCGATGTCCGGCCGCCCAACGTGGTAGTAGCCCGAGGGGAGCCACAGGACGGGTCCCCCCCGATCCAGGCCGTGGCGCTGGACGATGACCCTTCCTCCCCCACCTACGCCGGGACCGGGCCGGGAACCAGCCCGTACGGTCGCGTCACGCGGTTCTTCGCCTCCCCCCTGATCGAGACCATGAGCCAGGCTCAGAGCGCGGCAGCAACTATCCTGGCCGAGCACATCGGCCAGGGGGCCGGGTACACGTTGCTCCGGCCCTATGACCCGACCGTGGACGCCGGGGACGTGATCTCGGTAGCGGGCCGCGCACTGGCGGTAGACGCCGTGACCGTGGATCTCCTCGGGGACACTTCACTTCAGGTAAGGGAGCTATAGATGACCACCGCTGACTACACCAAGCTGTTGAACAAGCTGGTCCCCAAGGCCGGAGGGGAGGACACGGCCCGGATCAGGACCATGGTGGTCAGCTCGGTGAACTCAGATGGAACAGTGAACCTGTCCACGTCCGGAGTTATCATTCCGGACATTCCTCGGTTGGGCAATGCCGCCGCCATCGTGGGGGAGCCAGTTCAGGTACTGACCATCCGAGGGTCCGCTATTATCCTCGGCCCTGTCAGTGACGGCGCGTCGCAATCATGGACGCCACAGCTTGGATCAACCGGTACCAGCCCTAACCTAGGTTCTACCGGGGAGGCCGTAGGTACTTACACGATGGTGGGCGGTATGTGCTTCGCCTATGCGAGATTCCTTTTCTCGGGTTCTGGGATAAGTGGCGGATCTGGAAACTTCCGGGGGTCTCTCCCGTTCGCTGTTCTCCATCCTAATGACGGTGGCCTGGAATCTAGTGCAACCATAGGCGCTGGTGACACGGTGGGTAATGGGGTGGCCCGGGATGATAGCGACGTGGGTACGAACTCAGTTAAGCTCGGAATACAGATAACGTCCCGGACCGGTGGGCCTGGGGGGGTTGGACGGGTTCTTATGTACGTGATGGACAAGCACAATTCTACCCAATTGACAAGTTCTGCCCCGTGGGGGAGCCCGGGGTGGGCATCGGGTGACCGTATCGCGTATAACGCCGTGTTTCCATGGCAACCAGCCTAAAGAAAGAGGCGCGTTTAAATGCCTGTTCCACCGGGAGCCGATTACGTCCGGTACTCGTTCCAGTTGACATCCTCCCCTCCCTGAAGGGAGGGGACCTGGAGGTCCTCCCACGGTCCCCCAGGGCAAAACCGCAGCTCAGGGGGCATAGGGGACCTCGGGGACCTTCACTCTCCCACCAGATCGTTTTTTACGCGTTTACACGCGCGTACACGCGTGTAATACATCCGGGGCGTGTTTCTAGGAAGTAGGTCAGCGGACCTTCCCTAGGTCCCCTCGTCCCCTGAGCTGCGGTTTTGCCCTGGGGGACCGTGGGGGGACCTCCACGGCCCACTTCACCCGCTCCCCCTTGCCGGTGCCGGTGCGGACGGGCTGGAGTTCTTGCCGGAGCCGGCAAAAAGCCTGGTCAGCGCCTTGGCCCACGCGCGCGGGGAGCGGGCTGATAAGAAAACCAATACGTTGGAAAATCTATCCCTTGGCCCACGCGCGCGGGGAGCGGGCAAACCCGACATAGGGACCGGTGTCCAACACCGGCCTTGGCCCACGCGCGCGGGGAGCGGGCAAACCCGACATAGGGACCGGTGTCCAACACCGGTCCGCGCTTGCCCCGCCGGCCGGGCTCCATTGCGACAGCCGTACGGAGTCGCACACACAGAACCGGCCCCGTTGACACTTCACGGTCAACGGGGCCGCTTCGTCGGCTCCCCCCGAGGTCCCCACAGGCAAAACCCCAGTTCAGGGGACGTGGGGGACCTAGGGAACCTTCACTCTCCAGTGAGATGGTTTTTAACGTGTATACGCGCGTACGCGCGCATGTGATAAATCCGGGGAGTGTGTTTCGGGCGGAGAGGTTAGCGGACCTCCCCCAGGTCCCCTGGTCCCCCACCGGCGCCGGACATGGACGGGGGCACGAACCGGAAGGGGGTCAAGCTCTGGAAGGTCGAACGCCTCCCGGTCGAGGGTGCCGGGTCTGCCGGGTCTGCCGGGTCTGACTCCGGGTACCTACACGTGGAGAACATGGTTTTTGGTGGTGAGCAGGGGGAGAAAGTAGGTGTTGGGGGTTCGACCGGTGCCGAGGTGACCCGGCAGACCCGGCAGACCCGGCACGTCTCCGCCCCCACCCCTGCCCCGGCCGTGCCCGCCCCCTGCCCCGGAGACTGTGGAAGTTCCCCCCGGACGAAAGCGACATTCCGGAACGGCCGCATGTCTATCTGGGCGTGCGCTTCCGGACCGAGACCGAAACGGGCGCTGACAGCCCAAAAATGGGGCCTGACCAGGGAAGACAGGGGGTTGGTGTGCCAGGTGTGCCACCCCCTCCGGTTAACCAAAAATCCCTACGCGATACGGGTTTAACTGAAAAGGGTGGCACACCTGGCACAGAAACGAGCGTTTCCCCAGCTCAGGCGGCAATTTTGACCGATCCGGCCCCTTCCGTCACTCCGCCGATGACCCCTCCGCCCCCCGACCCCAGCCCGCAACCGTGGATTCCCACCACCCCCGGGGGAGGGGACCTCCAGGTCCCCCCACGGTCCCCCAGGGCAAAACCGCAGCTCGGGGGACTGGGGGACCTGGGGAACCTTCACTCTCCAGTCAGATCGTTTTTTACGTGTTTACACGCGCGCACACGCGCGTGTAATAAAACCGGGGTGCGTGTTTCTAGGAAGTAGGTCAGCGGAGGTTCCCCAGGTCCCCCGGTCCCCCCGGGGCCGCGCCGGCCATCCCCCGGTAACCGCCGGTCCCGTACGATGGGGAACATGGCAGGCGTAGCGGTTCCTCGGGTCATTCACTGGTGGTGGGACGGGCCACAGGTCCCCCCGGAGTACGTCCGGTTCCGGGAGCGATGGGCCGAGCTTCACCCCGGGTGGACCCTCCAGGTCTGGGATGAGAACCGGTTCCTGGCCGAGTTCGGCCCAGATCATCCGGTGGTCCAGCTCTACCGCAACCGCGCCCGGTGGTCCCCCCACGCGCACGAATGGGGGTGGAAGACCAACATCGCTCGGTACCTGATCCTCCAGCGGGACGGGGGCCTGTGGGTGGATGCTGATTTGGAGCCGCTGAAGGCCGTGGACCCGCTGATCGGCAAGGTGGAGGAGCCCGGGACCGACCTGGACGCGCTGGCCGCCCTGGAGGACCGCCACCACGTGAACAACGCCTTCCTTGCCTCGGCCCCCTCGGGCCGGTTCATCAACGCCGTGGTGGACGGGCTTGGTGCCCGGATCAAGGCCAAGCGTGGCAAGCCCAGCAACGTGGTTACCGGCCCCCACTACCTGACTGAGCTGGCTGCCACCCACCCCGAACTCCTGGTCTTGGATCGGGCGCTGATCTACCCCATGCACTGGTCCGAGCTGGAGCGCCGGAACGATGAGTACCCGGTGGCCTACACACTGCACCACTGGCACCGGAAGACCACCGAGACCGCCAAGCGCAAGCCCGAGCCGGAGCGCCGGGCCAAGGCCGCGCCACCGCCACCACCCATCCGCAAACAGGCCCAGGCCGGGCCACACCACCGACCGGAAGGGGTACCGCGCCCGGCCGTGGCGCCGGCCGCCCCAGTCCAGATGAGGAAGTCACACATGGTCCCCCCTACCCGTATCTGCAAGATCCCCGGTCTGACCCCGGAGTCGGTGGCCCTGGCGCTGGCCGACATGGCCGCCCAGGTCCCCCCGGACCGCGCGATCGTGGAGCTTGGCACCTACCAGGGCCGAACCGCGCTGTTCATGGCCTGGGGAGCCCGCCAGGGCCAGGGAGCGCACGTCTACGCCATCGACCCCTGGGACCTCCCGGGAAAGCGCGGGCCGTACAACCAGAGCCGGGGGGGAGCCCTGGGCAAGCACCGGAAGGCGTTCACCGATCCCGGGACGCGCAACTGGGCGCGGTACAACGTGCGGGCCAACGGCTACGCCAACCGGGTGAGCCTGATCCGCAACTTCTCCGTGAAGGCCGCTGAGAAGTGGAGCGCCGGCCCGGTCGGGCTCTTGTTCGTGGACGGGGACCACAACTATGACGCTGTCCGGGCCGACGTGGGCGCCTGGGCCGCGCACCTGGCCCCCGATGCTGTGATCGCGTTCGATGACTACGCGGCCACTCACCCCGAGGTGATCCAGGCCGTGGATGACATGGTGGCTGAGGGCATCCTGGAACCGATCGAGGTCTACCACGATCGTCTAGCCGTGACTCGGTTGGCCCCGGGCGGGCTGGAGCCCCTGACCGCGATCACCTCAGAGGGGATGGAGCACGAGCCCGAGACTTCCGACCCGGACCCGGTGGCGACCCAACCGCTTCCCCCGAAGGAGGTCACGGTTCGGGCCGGAGAACTGGAGGGGGTGGCGGAGGGGACCCCCGTGGAAGACCTGAACGTGGGCCAACTCCGAGCCCTGGCCAAGGCCCGGGGGATCAAGCTGGGAGCGCGCAAGGACAAGCGGGCCGAGATGGTGGCCGCGCTGAGGGCCGGAGAGTAGTCATGACTATTACGATGAAGGCTCCGCGCGGAGGTACCCGCCGGAGCCGTGGGCTTCACCTACAGAGAAAGGCTTCACCATGACTGATGTTACCCTATTCCAGTTCGAGGACCACGACGTGCGCGTAGTCGTGCTCGACGGTGAACCCTGGTTCGTCGTGCTCGATGTCTGCCGGGTACTGGAGATCGCGGACGCGCGCCGCGCCGCTTCCCGGATCGAGGAAGCTGACCGGCGTCGGACGCCGGTTCACTCTCCGGAGCGGGGCCAATACCGCGATACCTGGGTGGTCAACGAGTCCGGCCTGTACGAACTGGTCTTTGCCAGCAACAAGCCTGAAGCGCGCCGGTTCCGCCGGTGGATCACCTCGGAGGTTCTTCCCCAGATCCGGAAGACCGGTAGCTACTCGACAACTCTCTCCCCAGCGGAAATGCTGCTTCAGCAGTGTCAGATGTTGGTGGAACAGGAGCGTCGGACGCGCGCCATCGAGGAACAGAACCGCCGGATCTCGTCTCGCCAGGAGGCCCAAGATGAGATCCTGGACGACTTCGGAGGGGAGATCGGAACCCTCAGGGTGGACGTGGAGACCCTGAAGGAAAACCACGAGCGGGTCACGGCCATCGGGTTCGCCAACCTTCGTAGGGTCCGCAGCGACGTGGACTTCCTCCGGCAACTTGGGATCAAAGCCGCAGCTTTGGCACGTTACTACGGCGTCCCCATCTCTCGGGCACACTCCACCGTGTGGGGGGAGGTCAACGCTTGGCCGCTGGAGATCTGGGACGAGGCGTTTGACACCTTGAACAGGAAGTTCGGTACTGGATGATGAAAGTGTCAACCAGCATAATGGCCCACCCCGACCGAACCGAGTTCGTGGAGGAGCTGGCGGACAGCCTGGACCGGGAGGTCCCGGTCTTCTGGGACCCGTTCGGCCCCCCGAGCGGGAAGGGTGACCGGGTGTGGTCGGTGGCCCGGGAAGCCTGGCAGATGTTCGACCCGGAAGCTGACTTCCACGTCCTGATCCAGGATGACGCGCTGGTTTGCCGGGACTACTTGGCCGGGCTGGAGGTGGCCCTGGAACACGTCCCAGATCATGCCCTGGTCTCGATGTACCTCGGGCAGGGCCGCAACGTCCCGGCACGCTGGGGGATGATGGCCAACAAGGCCGATAACGACGGGGCCAGTTGGGTCAGGTCCTTCACGCTCATGTGGGGGGTGTCGCTGGCGGTGCCCACCCGGTTCATCCCGGACATGATCAAGTGGTGCGACCGGAAAGCCGGGATGCCGGACGATATGCGGGTGGGCCGCTGGTTCCAGCGCCAGAAGATCGACACCTGGTACACCTGGCCATCCCTGGCCGATCACCGGCCCGTCCCCTCCCTGACCAAACATCGACAGGTGGAGCGGGTGGCCCGTCGCCACCACCCCGGTTCGGCGCTGGAACTGAACTGGTCCGGTCCCACCGTGATGGACCCGATGATCATCCGTAGGCGGGGGCCGAGATCCGGCCCCCGAGGAGCCTGGAGGTGAGTTGCCCCATGCCTACCCCATCGGCTTCCGAGGCCCGATTAGAGCGCCGGATAGCTGAGCTGTGCCGCTCGATGGACCGAGGGTTCGAGCGCGTCTACGATGACCTCACCGAGGTGAAGCGGGACGTGAAGGCTATCCATCAACAGGCCATCCCCCACCGGGTCAACTACCTGGAGAGGTGGCGGGACAACCTGGGAGCGCGCCTGTGGACCTTCCTCATCGGTTGCGGGGTGGCCTCGGCCTCAGCCTGGATCGCGGTCATCTTCCGCTAGCGCTCGGTCGTGGCATACGTCACAGGCGTGGCTGTCATGTTGCGATCTAACAGCCATGCCTGTATGGTGGGGGATGCCCACGACGGTGGGACCTGGACCCGGGGGAACCGGGGCCTCAGTAGCCAGGGGTGACGGCCCTTGGTGAACCGGCTCCCAAGTACCCCGGACCATCCGGACCGACACAGACGTATGGAGGAAGGACGATGCCCAAGGAGCTTGTGGGCTTCGGTCCGGCTGCCGACTACCTGGGCCTGAAGCGGAACACCCTGTCCAGCTACGTGGCCCGGGGGGCCGGCCCCCGGGTCAAGGAGCGCCGGATCGAGGGTCAGTACTTGCTACCCGTGTTCGAGGTGGCAGAGCTGGACCGGTGGAGGAACAGCCGGCCGGGCCAGGGTGCCCGGACGGACCTGATCCCGGCCAGTGCTTGACAAGATTAACTAGCCCCGAGGCGCTGCGGTAACGAGATCGGCCGAGGGGACGGGAACCGGGAGAGACGAGATGGACCCGGTGAGCTGGAGACGTGGGGTAGGCCAGCACTTCAGACCTTGCCCGGGGGAGGTTCGCTCAGCGGACTCAACCCCCGGGCCTTGCCCGGGGCTTGCTGCTGGGCTCCCCGGAAGGACGCGAGTGGGCGCTAACCCGCCACGTCGAAGCCCCGTCCGGCCAGCACCGGACGGGGCTTCATCATGCCTGTGAAGTAGTTCACCCTCCCCCGGGTTGACACTTAACCGCCATGACTGTAAGGTTAGGTGTGCAAGGCCGGAACCGCCGACCCGGACCCGGAAGGGGGTGGCCGAGATGGCCACGATCGACAGGAACCGTCCGCGTGGGAAGAACCAGCGCTCACGCTGGTACCGGGACCACGCCCGGCCGAACGAGGAGCTGTTCGTGGTCGAGCTGCTGAACGGTCACCTCGGGATGACCAATGGGGCGGTCACCGTCTCGGACGATGAAGCCGCGCTGGGCGACCTGTGCGCCAAGTACCGGGTTGCGGCCCGGACTATCCGGCGCTGGACTTTCGAGGAGGGCGCCAAGGTCGACCGGGTGACCCGGGACAGCGTGGCCCGGATACCAGGCATTCCAGCGCGGTGACCGTGTGGAGGCCCCCGGGAGCAGCCTCGGGGGCCTCCACCCTTGTAGGGGATCTGGCTGACCAGGCTTTTTGCCGGCTCCGGCAAGAAGGGGGCTTCCACCCTTGTAGGGGATCTGGGCTGAGTCCGGGGGCCGACCCGTGCCTGACCCCCATGAGGCGTAGCTGTGAGGTAAGACACACGGGCCGGACTTGACACTTAACAGCTATGCCTGTATAGTTGAGGGTACAAGGCAAGCACGAAGGAAGGATCAGGAACCATGGAGATCATCAAGAACCCGGCCGCCGAGCGGATCGTCCGGCTGGACATGGACATCCGAAGCCGCGAGCGCGCCCTGAAGACCGGCGCGCCGGGGATGTCCGAGCGGTTTGCCCGCAAGGCCCTGGACCGGCTCCGTACCCAGCGGATGACCTGGGTGGACTTCCTGTACGAAGCGTACGGGTTCGAGCGGGCCGCCGAGATGATCCACGAGGTCCGGATGGACCTGGACGCCGAGTACCGGCGGACCCACTGACTACCCCCTCCTGGCCCCCGGGCTTCGGCTCGGGGGCCGGTTTGTGGCTTATTTCACCGAAGACTCCCCGGGGAAGCCCCCGCCTTTAGGCGTAGGGACGGGAGAGGCCCGGACCGAACCGAAGGGATCAGGACAGATGTACCGGGTGCTATGGGATACCCCGCTCTACGTCGTTAGAAGCCTGCTCAACAGTTCCTCGGGGGTCGATTGCGTTACCCGGTAGCACTCTGGTACCATCGACTACGAACGGAAACAGTTCGAGTCGAAGGAAGGAGGAGCCCGTGACGATCACGCGCAAGGACCGGGGAGAGCTGCTGTACCTCCCGGACATCATGGAGCGAACCAAGATGCCGGAGGGGACCATCCGGTCCCGGTACCACTCGGGCACCATGACCTGTCTGTGGAAGCTGGGCCGCCGGCTGGTGGCCTGGGAGGCCGACCTGGACCGGTGGATGGCCGAGCAACAGGAGGCCACCACCAAGACCCGGGCCAGCGGTACCCAGGTGGCCAAGGACGTGGAGCGCTATCACCGGGAGTTCCTGGACATCCTGGCCAGCTCCAAGCTGGGCGATGGGCTCAGCGCCGATGGTCACCAGGCCATCCGAGCGCTGATCGAGGCCATCCACGATCAGGGTTACGTCCTGGGCCAGCTCCACGCGGATGGGATCTTCCCCGAGGGGGAGGAGACCGAAGTGGCCGAGCTGGAGGAGCGCCTGGAGATCGACGCGCGCAAGGCCGAGGCCCGGAAGGTGGCCGGGTAGTGGCGCTGAAGGTGGCGGGCCTGGACCTGTCGATGACCGCTACCGGGGTGTGCCATCCGGGGGAGGACGGGGCCGGTTGTACTCACCTGATCAAGCCCTCGGGAAAGGGTGACCGCCGGCTGGTGGACATCCGGCTTCAGGCCCTGACCTACGTCTCCGGGTGTGAGCTGACTCTGATCGAGGATCTTCCCACCCACGCGCACAGCGCCGGGATCACCGGGATGGTTCACGGGGCGGTCCGGGAAGGAATGCTCTCGACCAGGTTGGCGTACGCCACGGTGGCGCCGGCCACGCTGAAGAAGTACGCCACCGGCCGGGGCAACTGTGACAAGACCGCTATGGCCGTGGCCGCCTACCGGCGCGCCGGGGTGGAGTTCACCGATGACAACCAGTGCGACGCCTGGTGGTTGTGGGTGATGGCCCGGGACCTGACCGGGGACCCCGTGTTCGAGCTTCCCAAGGCTCAGCGGGACGCGCTGAGCAAGGTCAAGAGGTAGATCAACAACAGGAAGGATGATCATGGAGAAGAAGGACGAGATGACCTCCCCGGATCGCTACATGGAGGCCAGCGGGAACCGGCGGGCCTGCCCACACCCCGCCCACCGGTTCCCCACCCTCCCCCACCCCGACAAGGCCCGGGTGATCCTGCCTGAGTGCGCCGGGTCGGCCGCGTGGCTGGCCGCCCGTCAAGGTGGCATCGGTGGCTCGGAGATCGGCGCGCTGATGGGGATCTCCGAGTACGAGACTCCGTTCTCAGTTTGGAACACCAAGATCAACGGTGGGAAGGACCTCTCGGCCGTTCCGGCCGTGGAGTGGGGTCACCGCCTGGAGGAGGTGGTGGCCGCCAAGACCGCCGAGGAGGTGGGTCTAGTTCCCCGCTTCGGTGGGGGCCTGTGGGCCGCCCGGGACCGGGACATCCTCCGGGTGACTCCGGATCGGTTCGCCACCCGCCCCCGGTCCTGGAAGGCCGTGGGGGTCATTGAGTGCAAGGGACTGCCGCTGGAGACACCTATTCCGGTCCCGTCCGGATGGTCGTCCATCCAAGAGATTCGAGTGGGGGAGGAGCTGTTCGCGGCAGACGGATCGATTTGCCGAGTGACCGGGAAGTCGGAGATTCGTTGGGTTGACTGCTACCGGCTGACCTTCGATGATGGGTCGACCGTGGTGTGTGATGCCGACCACCGTTGGCCAGTGGTTTCTGGTCGATCGGGGAGGGAGACAAGCCAGGTTCTGGATACTCGCCAGATCGCTGGGTCGCTGGTCGGTCCAGATGGTCAGCGCCAGCACCGGATTCTTCTAGCCGGGCCGATCGAGATGCCGGATGTTGACCTGCCGGTGGAGCCCTACACAATGGGTTGCTGGCTGGGGGACGGGTCGGCAGACAGTGGGCGGATTACCAAGTTGGACCAGGAGCTGTTCCAGCTCATTTCAGATGCCAGCGGGCTCCAAGTAGCCCCGATCCCCCCCGCTAATGAGAAGTGCCCGACCAGAACGATCTACGGGCTAGCTGGCCAGTTGCGGTTCGCGGGAGTGCTGGGCGACAAGTACTTGCCCCGTCAATACCTTAGAGCTGGGTATGGGCAGCGGATCGCTTTGCTTCAGGGCCTGATGGATACGGACGGAACCCCAGCCCCTACCCGCAAGCAGGTGGTTTTCTCGTCGGTGGACAAGCAGTTGGCGCACGATGTTGAGGAGCTGGTGCTGAGCCTGGGGGAACGTCCTGTGGTGGTTGAGGTTAACGGGTCAGGGTTCGGGAAGCCGGTGACGTCGTGGCGAGTTCAGTGGCGTCCGACCCGGTTCAACCCGTTCCGATTGACTCGGAAGGCTGAGAAAGTCCGAGTGGACAACCGGAAGTCTCGGACCATCCGGCGGATGATCGTCTCGGCCGAGCTGACTATCACCGTGCCCACCATGTGTCTGATGGTGGATTCGTCGGACCGCACCTATCTCTGTGACAAGCGCTTCATACCGACCCACAACACGGCCGGGGACGATGCGGACTGGCGCGCGGGCTCGATCACCCGAGGGGGTCAGGGAGACGGGGCCGCGCCGATGAGCTACCAGGCTCAAGTTCAATGGCAACTCGGGATTCTGGGCCTAGAGCGTGGTTGGCTCGGGTGCCTGGTTCTGGGCCAGGCTCGGGACTTCTTCGTGGTGGAGATCGAGTTCGACCCGGTCTGGTTCAACGAGATGGCTGATGAGGCCGAGCGGTTCTGGAGCGTCAATGTCCTGGGCGAGGAGCCCCCGATGCATGACCTCCGGCACCCGAAAACCGAGGAGTTGATGCGCTTCCAACACCCGAAGGTGATCAAGCCCTCGGTGGAGCTTCCGGAGGATGCGGACGAGTGGCTGGCGGATTACGCCGTGGCTAAGGCCGAGGCCGAGGCCGCCGAGGCCCGGGTGAACGAGATCAAGAACTACTTCCGGATGCATGTGGGGGATGCCGCCGCCGGCTACCTGGGGGACCAGAAGGTGGTCAGCTACCCGGACGTGACCACCAGCCGGATCGACGTGGAAGCCCTGAAGCGGGACTTCCCTGAGGTGGCCGAGAAGGTGACCGTGCGCAGTACCCACCGCCGGCTGACCATCAAGACCCCGAAGAAGTAGACCCGACTTGCCACCGGCTATGATCGGTGGTAGACTGTAGTAGTCGACACAGACAGACCAATTCGGAAACATCTGTCTGTTGGCGACACTCAAATAGGATCAACTAGGTAGATAGGAGTTGGCGAATATGCCAGCCAGCAAGAGCAAGGCCGTTCAGGACGAAGTGGATGAGATGTTCGACGCGCCGGCTACCGGCTCGGAGGATGACTTCGATGACCTCCTGGACCAGGTGGTGGAGGATGACTCGGAGGGGTGGGTCCCGTCCGAGAAGGGCGAGGGAATCGCCGGAATCGTGGTGAAGGTAGGGGAAACCCGGTCCGACTTCGCTGCTGCGGGCGAAGACCCGATGGTGCCCACCGTGACCATCGAGACCAAGGATGGGGATAAGTTCCGGGTCATTGGGTACGGCGCCGTGTTGCGCCGGGAGCTGATGGACGCCAACCCCCGGGTGGGCGACAAGATCGCCGTGAAGTTCTTCGGTGAAAAGCCCCTGAAGCGGGGTCGTTTCGCCGGCAAGAACTATCGGCACTTCGGCGTTGCCGTGCGTCGGTCCGGAGACACCAGTGGCCAGAGCCTCGGCGAGGTAATGGCCAAGTAGGACAATCCACAGTCGTCAAGGCTAGGTTTGGCGGGGCGAGGCAATGCCCAGCATGGCAAGCCAAAGCGGGGCGAGGCATGGAGGCGGGTGGATGGTCGTCACCGGGGTTCGACTCCCCGGCACCCACGCTCACGGCGGGGCTCGGCATGGCAAGGCTCGGCCGGGCCGGGCAGGGCAAGGCAGGGGTAACAGGCGGGTGGAAGGTCGTACTGGGGGTTCGACTCCCCCAGCGCTCACGGACCCGGCATGGCTGGTCAAGGCTGGGCTTCCACACAGGATAGGGCGCGCAGCCCTGAACCACATAGGAGGAAGTAATGGAGATCAAGCTGGAAATCACCGGGGTTAGCCCGTTGCTGATGCACAACATCAGCCTGGCAGACCCGGACAACCCGATCGTGCGGGAGATCGCCACCTACACGAGCAAGCGCAAGAAGACCGAGGATGACCGGCGCGCTATCGAGCGCTTGGAGTGGTTCGGTGGCCTGTACGTGGAGGGTGGCCGGATTGTGGTCCCGACCGGCAACATCCGTCGCTGCCTGGTGGAGGCCGGCAAGATCAGCCGGCAGGGTACCCAGGTGGTCCGGGCGCTCCAGTTCACCGAGATGTCCGTCCCGCTGGCCTACGACGGGCCAAGCGATCCCAAGGAGCTGTTCCAGCTCCCCCAGTTCCATGACCGGTCCGCTGTGGGGATCTCCGGTAAGCGGACGATGCGGGTCCGGCCGAAGTTCCCGACTTGGGCGCTGGTGGCTGACGCGGTTCTCTTGGAATCGGTGATGGATGTCACCGATTTCCAGCGAGTAGCCGAGATGGCCGGTAAGGCGATCGGGTTGGGGGACAACCGGATCAACGGGTTCGGCCGGTTCTCGGTCCGGGTTGTCTGACAAGGACATTCAAGGCATGGCTCGGCTCGGCATGGCACGGCGAGGTTCGGCAGGGCAGGGCAAGGCAGGGGTAACAGGCGGGTGGGTG